TTTGAGAACTTAACTGCTCACTTATTTCAGTCAACAAGCCTGGATTATTTATTTCGTCCGAAGTTAAGCCATAATAATAAACTTTTTGCTTTATGTTTTCCAGAGGTGCTAAACAAATCTCGTTGCGCTTATCGCCCATCTGAAAAAACCCAAGGGTGCCGATCCTCAGACCCTCTTTGTTTTCTTTTTCAACCTTTCTCAGTGGGTCTGAATGTGTGAAATAATTAAACATCCCAAAGGTTGAAACAAGATAGTCTGCAAACCTATTGTCATACTCAAGCAAACTAACCTCACCCATAGCTGCTTTGATCTCGTTTTCTGACACAATATATAACATATCAAACATGCCAGATCTAGCATACTCCTGTAATATACCCAAAGATATCCTGTTGTTCATCTTTTGCCTCTTGGTCAGCAAGTCCCTATCAGGGTCAATATACAAGACAGTTATATCACTCTCTTTCAGCATCTCAAGAATACGAAGAGAGCAACCATTCACTTCGGCACCACCAAAAACAACAAATAATATTTCTGCTTCGTGCCTTAGTTTAAACAATCGACTATCAATTCTAATTGGGGAGAAGTTACTCTCGTAATTTTCCATATCCCCATGGTTGCCAAGATCATCCTCACTAAGGTAAAATATTTCGTACTGTGGATAGATGGCAAACGCATCTAGCACTTTCTTTACTGATCTGCCTAGACCTAGAATTTTGTCCAACTTATATAACCTCTTTTAGTGATCCAAAATCTTTGCCTATGCTTTTGTTGACTGGGAACTTTCCGAACCTAGTTAAGCTAAAGATTTCTTGAACCTCTTTAAATAGTTCTCTATCTGCTAAATCAAAGTCTATAACTAAAGCATCGTGAACAATAAATGCTATACTTGACTTTGCTTTGTTCTTTTTCAACAATGCCCATACCTTTGTAGCCTGCTCTAAAGCAAGGTCAGCCGCCACCGACTGGACCAAGTAATTTAACGCCTTGTGCTTAGGGGACACAACATCTCTATCAAATGGGGTTCTTATGACATGCCCATCCCAATACCTGTCAATTAAGGTATCCTTATTGTATTTTTCTCTTAGGAGAGCGGAGTGTCTTTTTACATCATCAGATTGGCTACCATAAAGCCAAGCAAAGAAAAGAGTTTTTGCCTCGGCTCTAGTTACTTTATTTTCAAACACATTATCCAGATTCCACTGGTGTACATCATGTTCTGGCTGATCGTAGCCAAGTAAGGATAAGAGCACCCTAAGTTCCGCACCGTTATAATCTAACTCAACGAAACAATCATTGTTTGGTTTCAAAACTTCTCTGTACTCTTTATTCATCGTTAGAATAGGAAATGAGTTTTTTCTAGTGGCGAGTCGCCCAGTTACGGTCCCAAATAAATTGTATCTGATTGATCTGTCACAAGCCTTAATCCTCTTTACAAAATTAGAAACCTTTATGTCAGATACTTTCGGCAGAATAGGACTCATATCAACATTAAGAGGTTGTGACTCTATGTCACTGATCATAGCATTGACAGCAGCCAGGTGTTTATAGTTTGATGGTTTAGGATAATTGTCAATAACATGGTTTGTTATTTGATTCTTAATCTGGCAATAGTCTCTCAAGAACTTCTCTGGTACCAAGTCGAAAAAGCAGTTGTGCCGCAAGTTTACTTTGGCAAAGCTAAACGATAGAAGAAAGGCTTTCAACTTTGAACATACTTCTTCCCAATCCTCAGCTAGGTAATCAGGGCACATTTGCTCTAGTGTTTTGCCCTGTGCATATAGCTCTGCGTAGTCAACTCCACGATACCCAAGTAAATACGGGCTGTATCGCCAAGTTCTTGTCAAGTCTTGAGGAAAATCATCAAAGTTAAAGATAAGTTTGCCGTCGTAATAGATACCAACGCATTGGTCTTTATCGTCTAGTGTCTGAAATAACACCCAGCCTCCGTTTAAATAACTGGTCCAATAACTCGATCTATCAAGAACATGAAAGCCTCGTTATACCCCTGGTCCTCGATTTGATTTAGTGTATACAATGTTCGTAAAGTTATTTTATGCTCATTGGGTGATATTTTTAAGCCTCTTTCGTTGCTTCTTACAAAAAAGTATGTGGACAACGACCACTTCCTAGCAAACACACTGTCATCCTTGCCAAATGGGTTCCCTGGAACAAGTGAACGAGCTAAGGCTACAGTTTTAGAACCACACCCAGGGGTAGAAGACGTTTGATATGTTGCAACATACGGACTACCAACTAAAAAAGTATCATACATATCTCTAGTATATACCTCAAACGCAACCATGTCAAATAAGTGAGACTTATCACAAGCCTGGTTGAAAAAGTCTTCAACGGTGTCAAACCCTCTATCAGCCATATATCTTTGCATAGCTGGCGATCTAAGATTTGCTACGATTCTGCTAGGATTGTTTTTATCTATCAGGAAGCCATGTTGTTTAGCCACATCTGCAAAAAATTCAAAGTTTGGATCACTAACATATTTTTCCACCGCTTCTGATCTAGTTGTCTTTTTTACGTTAGCTAAATTTAGGACTAACCCAGTACAAGAGACGTCATAGAATCTACTCTCAACAAATCCTGTTCGTGTGATTGGTATTCTTTTACTTTGTTGCTTGCAAAACCTGGCATAACTAGACAAATAGTCTTGGAAGGATCTAATCGATTTGCTTTCTTTAGGTTTATTTAAGTGGTCCCTTAGCAAAGGATATAAAGTGTGTTTTACATAGATATCGTACTCCACGTCTGGGCTCTTCCAAGCCTCAAAAGCTGATGGATTTGCGTATGGTCCACTGGGTACGGTTCTGCCTTTTTTCCCAAAAGATCTCATCTTTGCAGCCAAGTCAGCCCAAGCATCAGCAACAAAATTAATTGCCCACAACGTTTTGTTTTCATTACAATACCTCAGTTGAGATAAGTTCTCTTCTTTCAGCAAGGTCACGTCGCCATCGAAATCAGCACACCCATAGTACCGATCAATCCCCAAGAAATCAGCCTGGTTTGGCACTAGAAAATCTGACACCACATCTTGATATTCAACGTCCATGGTGAACGCTTCCCTGGGCTGGGCGTTTGGATTATCTAACATCGCTATTCTATCTGGAGATCGTTGTGTCATTTTATGAGTTATTCCTTTCTCTACGATCAGTGGCAGCGTCAACAGATTGATTGCGCCTATTGATATTATTTCTAATGTTTCTAGAGTCTATCGTGCATATGGCGCTAACCTCTGTAGTCCAACCGGCTGGTGAGAATGATTGGTTAATCGAGGTTATCCTATAGTACCCGCCTAAACGAAGTCTCTCGGCAACTTTCCTACCTAACCCAAATGTTACATCAACATAAATAAGTGAGTTGGTCGCCAATAAATTATTACCTTTAAGGCTCATAGTAATGTTCTGAGGCATAATTTGATTTTCAAGCATGGATGTTGACTTATTTGCTGCGTTCAAAATATTCTCGGTTGCTAAATGCTGATTGTCCATCTCGGTAAACTGAATATTTTGTAAAGGTCCTCGATCAGACCCCACAACAAAATGATATATACCTCGTTTAATGTCCTGATCATAAGAACCTCTCAGACCCTTTGTTACAGATGAAGGCTCTGTGGTTATAAATACCAAGTCAACTCGCTTGTCTATACTAAATAATTGGTTAGATCTAGTTTTAACTGTAGTGCGCCTGGCGTTTAAGAATTGACTACGCCGAACTTTAGAGCCAGGCTTTAATTTGTCTCCAAAGTGATCAGCACTAACCGACATCAAGTTGAATGATAGATCTGGTATCTTGCCACCAAGTTGACTCAATCCTCTCAAGTTAAAAGTGTTTTTTGCAATGATCTTTTTAAGCAAATTAGTTAAAAACAAATAGAATGGTACTTTTTGTCTATCTGAATTTCCAATGACGTCGTTAAACCAAATGTTAAAAGTCTCCAGGGCTATTGGCAAATCACCAATTGAAATCCTGTTTCTTTTGAACCCTGGTGCTGGAATGGTGCCAAGGACTAAATTACCATTTTTTCTAAAACCGACCTCAGCGGCGACATCTAATATGTCTGAAAGGAAAATAAACGGCACCGTGTACTTTGCAGACTCATCTGCTGTCTTCTTTCTATCGAAGTCATAAGATCGAACAGTGAAAGTTCTATCATATCCAAAGCCCACATCAGAACCTGGCACTGCAAACTCAAACAACTTATTTAGTTTGTTACCACTTTCTCTAGCAGATCTTCCAACAAGTTTGTCCATGAATCTTCTTCTGGTTTTTGTGATGTTTTCCTGCTTCTCTCTAGTTTGTAAATTCCTTAGAGCGTCGGTGATCTTTTTAAATTTGACTACTTCCTTATCATTTTTCTCGGCTTTCTGTAGGAGCTTGACCCTTCTTAGATCTCTGTCTAGTTGTTCCTCTGTGACTTTGACAAATTTAACTTTGTCCTTTTTAGCTTGATCAAGCAATTGTCTTATCTCTAATCTAGCGTCAGCCCCCTGTAATAGTAACCTATCTTTTGCGGGGATTTGGTCTAGTTGAACTTCCACCGCTGGTACTTTATCAAGTTTGCCAGTGCCAAAGATGTCTGACTCTCCACGCTTGAGAAAACTCTCAACGGATGCATGGAACCCAAAATCTAAGCTTACTTGTCCGTTCTCTTGGAAATTAACTTTAAACTTTGCCAAGTGTAGTATTAAAGTTCTTTTTGATGTTTCAACAAAATTATAAAGACCAGAATCTCTTGGTATCTGTAGTTCTGCTGATCTATTAGGTGAAGCCCAGCCGCAGACAATTTTGATTGTTGGGTTGCTTTTTTTTGTGATATTTCTTTTTTTTGACCCTTTTTCACTGTCAATAAGCTCTAACTGCTGCGCTAGTATCTCTTTCTTATTATTACTCTCAGGTAGCCTACTATCCTCTGGGGATATCTCAGGTTCGCCGTCAGGTCTTGGATCGATAAGGTCCACATATTCACTATCTCTAAAATCCCTAAGAGAAGCAAAGTTCATGACCAGATTACCCATGAAGCCTGCAAATCCGAAATTTTTCTGTGTCTCATCAAAGTTGAAACTCATGATGCCACAGTTGGTGCCCACTGTCGATCTGTAAATTATCTGATCATCAGGGCCTTCGGCGATACGCTCCGTCTCTCTAAGGCCAGCAGGGTCTTGTCCCACTGTTGACGGCTCATTGGGGTATTCACCAAACCCCTTGGCTAATGTGTGGTCTGGCATATAAACCAACCGGTCAATTAACTCCCCATCGGAGTTTCTACTTGGTTTGTACAACTTTATTTCTGGTATTAAATACGCATACTCAGCAGGTTTGGCTTGCAAGAAACCCTTCACCTCTTCAGCCTTTTGTAGGTTAAATATGTTTGCACACTCTCTAGGTCTTGCATCAAGTTCTATAATCTTTTGTAACTTCATGGAGTCTGGGTTTTTTTCCTCTGCGACCTCCTTATACTTTACAATATCCTTTATATACTTAAAAAGAACATACTGCTCATCATAGTTCGATGTTACACTTCGCCTAGCAATGTTCTGCCTGTTATCAGTGGATCGTACTTTGTCTTGGACTTCTTTTTGTGTTTTAGCCATTTTAAACTCTAAACTGTCTTAAGATTGTTTCCAGGGGTTTTGGTATATAAACTTTATCACCTAAATTATAATGAGCGTCCGTTGGCTTTTTATTATACCAAGCTATCACCCACCACAACTTTGGATCGCCATATTGCTGTGCAGCAATCTTTGATAAACTAGCTCCTCTTTTCCAAGTAACAGCGGCAATGTTAAGCTCAGAAATTTCTACTGGTGTTGGGTATCTCAATATAGGTGTTGAAAAGTGATTGAGTCTCTTAACTCCTCTTCTATCTAAAATATCCTCTTGATAACCTTGGTCATCATTAGCGACCACACCTCTAATATCATATCTTGAAATTGCCATGGTTCTCTCCTGCTAACTTCCTGTTATACTGTTCGCTTGCGATTGTTGTTGCTCTTCTGTCCCGGCTTGGCTAGTTGCTACCCCATCATCATTTGGTCCAGTAGCCGCTGCGGTTCCAGCTTCGACACCCTGAGCGGTCGCTGGCGGTGTTGATGGCGGTTGCGGGGCTGGTGTGTTAAACTTTCTTGGGAAATTACCGACCGCAATATTACTATCATTAAAGTTAGACCCTTGCCAACCAAGTGAGTGCTCATGCAAAACATTCAAAGTTAAAGTGACAGTATACGACTTTGGTATAATATCACCAGCAGAAATATTAGTGCCACCAATTGTACTAGTTGCCTCAAAAACACCTTTTTCGAGATCAGGATCAAAACTTACTTGATTTGTATAACACAGGAGACCACCGCCCGTAACTGCATCGGATATTAAATTAGCAAATTTAACTCTTAGTAGCGGTGGGGATTTAATTGTTGTAGCGCCACCGCCGCCGGTAAATGCAGGTCCACCAACTGCTTCATATTCTGGGTACATAAAAGATTGTAAATTATTAATCTGCATCAAGTTGTGTCGGGCTTCTAGTTCGCTATATGATAGAACATCAAAACCAACAGTTATGGTTCTTGTGGTATTTTGATACACTGGTGACGGATCCATTCTTCCGTAATAAACCTCACCACCAAAGCTGGCAGCCGTGCCATCAGAGATACTAGTCAAAAATGCGGGAAAACTTACATTTCGGTTACTTGGAACATGAGTGATACTAATATCAAAAGCACCATTCCTTCGCAACCTAGTGACTGCTGGGTCTACACTCAGACCCCCTCTTCTTCCTGTGGGGGTTCTTCCTGATGGTTTAGAAGTCTCTTTTGTTCTTTCGCCTTGAGGGTCTTCAATGTTTTCTTTTGTTCTAGATGACAATTCTATCTCCTATACCACAGAAATTGTGTTACTTTCATTAATGTTATCAATAACCGCACTAGCAAACCTCTTAGAATCCATGTACAAGTGTATGACGCCTCTTCCGCCCTGACCGCCGGCTGCGGCACTGTTTTGCACAGCTTGAGCGGCTGGTGGATTAACGCCTGCTCGCATCATCTCATTGTTTGTAACATAGGAGCCTCTAGGTAACGACAACATTTCTGGTCCAGCCTCGCCAACCATCGTCATTCCACCAGCATAGCCACCCTTTTGTTTGCCAGATATTGCCCCCCTGATAAGACCTCCGATTCCACCCACTACGCCACCAACGGCACCGCCAACCAATGCACCAATTGGTCCACCAAGAAGCCCAAGCCCTGCACCGAAAGCGGCCCCCGAAAGGGCTTGGGATTTGCCACGGGATACTGCTGCGTCCTTCCTTTTATCAATAAATTGCTTTTTTAGATCTTGAAGTTTATTAAGAGCACCTTCTACTAAGGCTGCGCCTGCCGCTTGGAGCGCCTCCTTGATCTTTATAAAAGCTCCAGCAAAGCCTCCAGATGTTAAGCTCCTAAAGAGTTCCAAGAATTGGCTTACAAAACCACCTTCACCAGTCGCTGAGTTGAACAGTGATAATAACTTGGGGACCAAAGTGTTTGCCAAGTAGTCAATGCCAGCGATTAGTTTTACAGATACAACTTCGGATATATACACAAGCATCTCTCCAAACTTGCCAGTGCTGCCACCAGTCATGTCCATCAAAGGTAAAACCTTCTCTGCTAGTACTTTGCCGATATGAGTAATAACATTAGCCAGCGGCTTGAATATTCTTGTTGACAAATCAAAATAAACTTTTGATATATTATCTGATCGTTGTAGTAGTGGCGCTAAAACTTGCTCTCCTAATTTTATAAGAGATGTTACTAGAGGAGCCACGTTGAGAACCATTTTCTGGAAGAAGCCCCGTATCTTCTCCATAAGAGATAAATAACTCTTACCCCGCTTCTCTTGCTCTTCCCTTTGCATCATCTCGGTATCAAAAGCTTCTCTATTTTGGTTCAACCTACTCAGTTCGGCAACTTCTAGTCCTGTAATTTCAGCAAGGTTTCTCTGTTGGAATTTACTTAATTGATCAAAATTCTGACCGTTTGCCTTAAGATTATCCATCACGGATTTAGCACGATCTACTTCACTCATCTTCATAAGTTCTAACGTATTAAGCTGTGTTCCAAAAGAAGCGTTTAACTGTGAGACCGTACTCTGTGCGGATTCAAATGTCTCAAACTTATCCGAGAAACCTAACAGGCTCTCTGCGTTGACACCGAATTGCCTACCCATCTTTTGGAATTCTAATGCGACACCCATGGCTCTTGGTCCAAGTTCTGCTAGTCTACCAGACATCGCTAGTGTTTCTTTACCTAACGCTCCTGGGTCCATCCCCATGTTCTCAGCAGTACCCGCAATGGCCGCAGCAAAGTCTTCAACATCTTTAGTGGTTCCTCTAAAGGTTCCCATAATTTGATCCATAGCCCCGGCGGTTACATCTGCACCAACACCAAGGGCGCTCATTCTAGTAGTAAGACCAATAATTTCTTTTCGAGAGTCTGCTGATATTCTCTGGAAGGCGAAGAAGCCGCTGTTTAGCGTCCCAACCATAGCAGCAGCATCCGCAGAGCTACCGCCAAATATTGCAAGGTCTCTGGTAGCTTGAGAAATCTCATCTGTGAAAGCCATGGCTCCGCCAGTAGATTTTCTGAACTGTTGCGATTGTTTTTCTAATTCAAGGGTGGCTGTAATTATCCCACCCACAAATTCAGAAACCGTGTTTTTAACGCTATCATAGGCACTCTTTAATGCGGTGATTCTTCTAATCGCTTTTGCGTGCCTCTTTTTAGCTTTGGTTTCTTCTTCCTCTTGAAATTTAGATTGCTCATCATTAAAGGCTCTCTGATCATCACGCATTTGTTGTTGAAGCCCAGCAATCTCCGCCTCAATTTCTTGTGTCGCTTCGCCTCTGGCTCTGGCTTCCTGTAATGCCGCTTTTTCTGCTTCAATTCTAGCATTCATACCCTGAAGTTCTATCTCCAGTTGCTCTTTCCTGCCAGCAAAGGTATCTTCAGTTAGTCTTTTAATTTCTTCTTTAGCTTCTTCTAAAAGCCTTCTTTGTTCTGCTATTGCTTCTTCAAAAGTAGCCATGTTACATCAACTCCCAGCTTACTTAAGAGGCCAAGAAATGCCCGTTTCCTGTTCAAATTTTTGAATAGAGCGGTTTAGCTTTGCTCTTTGTTTATAAGTCATTGGGCTATCTAAACCGTTCCTCTTAATGGAGTCCATATACTTTTTTTCGCCAATGAGAGCCGAAGTAAAACGATCGACCTGAATCCTGTTGCCAACAACCCTGACAGGGATTTTTGTTCCCTTGTACATCTTCTCTAGTAAGTACTGGATCCAAGCGCCAAAAACTTTTAGCATATTCTCATCCAGTTGACCATTGTTACCACTGTTTAGGTCAAAAACAAATTTATTAAAGTCAATCATGTCTTTCACAATCTGGTCTCCAAGTATAGGACTCTTATTAAATAGTTGCTAAGGTCAATAAAAACAAAAGGGAACCCTAGGCTCCCCTTTATTTTCTTCGTGCTGCTTCTTTTCTTGCTTTAGCCGTTTCTTCTATTTCTTTCTGTAGTCTACTTAAAAACCACCTTCTCAACCTAATTGGTAGGTTATACGACTCGAAAAAACTCCAGCTACCATAATGCTTAAGCAGGAAAAGCTCTTCATATACGGATTCTATATATGAATCACTCAGGCCAAAAAAAGTCCGCACTAAGCGGGATCTCCATCTCCTCGTCATGACCACACTCAGTACAAACATAATAGTCTTGAAGAAGGACGTCTGGGTTCGCTGCTTTATATGCCTTCCTAAGATGTCTGGCATCTAACGCCGGCATTGATTCAACAGCTTTAGATAAATCAACAGGACTAACAGAACCGTTGATACTGGTTAAGATAGCTCTTAAGATATCTGTCGATGCTGTTTCATTTAGTTTGTGTTTAGCTCTCTGTTCCGCTTTCTTGGTGTTTTTAAGTTCATCGCCAGCGGTCAACAGTTTAAACTCAACCTTATAGCCGCTCTTAGGTAAAGTTGTTTCATAATGCCCTGTCGAAGAGTTTCTACTGACAGAGACCGAATCTAGATCTTGATATCTAAATTTTCTAATCTCGCTGATATTGTAAGTTTGCTCTGATGCTGCTGAACAATTGTTACACACCATCCTAACTGGATACTCGTCGCCATAACCAGTAATTCTAGCTGCGACCAAAATAGCGTTTCGATCGCCTGTCAATAAATCATTTGCTTTGATTCTCTTATCGATGACCAAGCTATCGATCAAACGATTCAAAGCCAGTCCACTCCTTAATAGAGATCTGGAGGTTAGAATGTCTTCCTCTTTTGCCGTCATGAAACGAATCTCTACTTGATCAACGCCAGCAAGTGGATGGGGCTCTTGATAATCTTTTCCCTTAGATGGTAAATCAACCATCTCTGTAGGAACTGACCATTCCATTTGCGCACCAGATGTTTGAGTTGGCGCAGGGCTGCCGCCTTCATCTTGAAGATCCGGTACACCCATACGCTCTTGATTTCTACTCATAAATAAAACCTTTCCTAGATGTAGTCTCTAGTATACTCTAATATCAATTCAGTGTTAAGTTACTCAGTTCCTGCGTAACCAGCTACTGCATTTCCTGCGCTTCTCGTAAGCTCTGCCCAGTCATAAGCAATATCCACACTAAGTTCTTGTAGTGCGTCGTCTTCGTAACTCAATCCTTGTCCAAATTGCACCTTTTCAATCCAGGCGTTCTTAAGTTCCCAGACTTCGATTTCGTTCCCCTCGGCGTCAAGCTGGACGATGCGGACTGCGCCTCCAAGAGCTTCAATGGCCTTGCCCTTACTTGTAGTTCTGATAGCACCGGGACCCGTTGGGTAATCATATCCAGACTTACGGACAATATTAATCAAAGTTCTAGCGAGGTCTGGTTCAACAGGATCGCCCATGGTAACACTGATTGGAGAATTCCAAGTAACACGCCCTGGGTATTTAAACTCGTGGTTTAAGTAGGTGTGGCCTGTAGAAGCAATGGTAGCTTCTGGTTTAGCTGACACACTCTTGACAACCCAAACGGGAACTCCTCCTAGATAGAAAAAGAACCTATATTTTCTTTTTGGATCTGACTGAGCATCTCCCCAGAAAATTCCTTCACCTGCATTTGGCATTCTAATTTACTCCCTTAAAATATATAGTGCTTTGTTGATTAATCTGCAAACGAAGCACCAGTATTTGTAATCACAAAGTCGATTGCAAAGAATTCAGCAGTCCGGGTTGGCTTCAACAAGATCTTAGCGTAGATAATGTTTCTGTCAACCAAGTCTGGGGTTGTCGTTGATTCGTCCAAGATTAGGCGGAATTCTTCCAGTCCGAATCTCGATTGAACACTCCGAAGGATTGGTTCGGCTTGCCCAATGAATCTATTCCATGTTGACTGAGTGTTTTGATCAAACAACATTCGACTTGCGATGAAACTAATTTCTTTCTTCAAGAACACCATCAAGCGTCTGACGTTGATACGATCTAGTGCTGACCGAGTGCGCTGAAGCGTTTTCTGTCCAAAGATCACAATACCCTCTGCTGGGAACTGTGCGATTGGGTTGATGCCCGCAGCATACAAGTCGTCTCTTTCGTCAGAGGTTAGTCGTCTTGAAACATCAAGCACTGGCACACCACCGGCACCCTCAGAGAGACCGCCTCGGGCAAAGCCTGCTGGAGCATACCATGGAGCCCGAACTCGATCATTGAACGAGAAGGCACCGAGGGCTGCTACCGAAGGTGGTGCCCAAAGAGCTTGTCCGCTAACGGTATCTTGGATACGAACCCAAGGATAGTAGCAAGCGCCGTAACTGTTGTTGATACCTCTTTCACGAAGTGAGTCAACAGCCTGCGAGATCGAGAATGAGTTACGATCTTTATAGCTCTTCGTATTCTCACTCTGTGCTTCATATACCTTCTCAAGATCGATGATAGCAATTGCATCCCCACGATCCTCGGTAACGTCTAGTAGATAATCAGTTACGCCAGTTGCGGTAACGCCAGGGATAGTAATAATGTTAAACTCAGCGACCTCTGGATCTCTGACAACATTAATAGCCCGACGTAAACTGTGAAGCTCATAGCTACTCTTTTCTGTCGTTCCAATGTTTCTGTTAGCAAATGGTTCACGCTCTTTGATGTCCAAGCCATCAAAACCACCGTGCAAGCAAGTGGTAAACTGCTTGTAGTTTTTATTTAGCACTCGCTTGTATGAAGCCGAAGCGGCTACAGCAGCTACAATGTTCTGTCCATTCTCGGTTGGGACCTTAGCACCAGCCGAGAAACTTTCGTCAGCAGCACGCTTACCACGTCGGTATACAGCCGCATCCGTCGATCCACTTACGGGACCAACATCATCCAAGGTGAAGCACCACATGTGTTGCAGTGGGCTTGATCCTGCATTTGTGTCTTGACCGATAAAGCCACCGTTGCGACCTTGAGCACCTGGCTCTGCGCCGATGTCGAGGTTAGTGGTAGGCGACTTAGAATCGTTAAGTCCTTGGCAACGGGCTCTAAGTAGGTCAATGACTTCAGTGCTAAATCTGTTGTCCGAGAATGATTTACCAGTGTAAGCACCGAAGTAAATATTCTTGGGACTGTTTGGACTTCCGTCAGATGAACTAATCTTAAGCGGGAGACTTGGAATAACAACTGCTAGTTGTTGTGCTGCTGCCGTCCCTGAAAGAACACCGCCGCCGGCACCACCAATGTGACCACCGTCAACACCAAACGCCACCTGATCACCACCATCAACCATCACATGGCGACTAGTCGCTGCTGGGTTACTCAAGGTACCAAAGCTGGCTGCACCGCTAACGATTGCAAAGTCTCTATACTTGACGGGTCCGAAGACACCGAAGGGTAGATACTCAGGATTAGTTACTGCACGATCAACGTCCTCGTTCATCGCAACACGAATGTAGCGTGACTTGTTTGGATAGTTACCGTAAGTGCGGTTTGCTCCTTCTGAAGTTTGATATTCTACAAACTGATCACCGATCTCTCTAGCGATGTAGTTTTTATCCGCAGGATTCAAAGATAGATTGTCGTATCTTTCTAGAACGACGGGTCTGTTATCGTTATCCGACAAACGACGAACTATCACGGAGAAAGTACCATAAGGATCAAAGTCACTCGTTGGAGCAGTAATATTTGTGATTGAAACCTTAATTTCTCTCATCGTGCTTTCGCCAGCAGAAACAGCTTCAAACCTAAATAGCTTCTGCATGTTCTCAGGCTTAAAGCCGGTAGTGTTTGAACCTAGATCCTGAGAGATATACCAACCAGTTGATGCCTTAGAGGCTGCCTGGCGTTGATCTGCTTGCTCTTGTTCAGTATTTTGGTCGTTCCGAAGCGGCATTATTGCGCCCATCAAGGTACCAGCAGTCTGAACTGCACCAGTAATAGCTAATTCAGCAAAATCTGTTTGGTTTACATGTCTTTCAAAGGTTTCACCTAGGAAGTAGTTAATGTTTGTCGTTGTTCCAGGGAACTTAGCCGTCGAAATGGCGCTGTTTGCTAAGGTTGGGTCAGTATTGAACACCTTACGAACGAATCGATCACTATTGGGGTTAAAGTTGAACCTAACCTTGTCAACTTCGCTACCACCAGCCTTAATACTAGCGACAAACTCGCCATTTGTATCACTCTTAATGAGCGTGCAGCCACGACCTTGTGTTTGATGTCCGGTGCCCGTTGTACCGGAAAGGACAATACGCCCACCGGCTGTATCACTATCTACAGAGTAGAAAATAGCAGCTAATGTACCTGTAACTTGATGAACATTAGCACCAGTCGTTGGACCTGAAGCTGATGGCCAAACAAACAAACCAAAGGCACCACCTTCGGTATCGGTTGCACTGATTGATCCAAATTTATACCCAGCTAGTCCGCCGTTGGCTTCTGACGCATTGGGGTCTTCTTCGCCCAAAACACGGACAACACTTAATGTAGGGTTATTTCTCAACCAAGCTTGTGCGGCATATGCAGCATAAGTTGGCGAGGTCATGTTACCTTCACGCCACACGTCGCCACTACGACCACCAGGGACTGGTGCCCCGAATACATCAACAAATTCTGCAAAAGATTCAACTCTGACAGGTGTCATAGCTGGACCTTTTGGCATACGACCAATAACTAGGGGTCCAATCGCTCCGGGTTCTCTTGGGATCTCCGAGTTGTCAATCTCGTTGATGAAAACGCCGGGAGACACAAACTTAAACTTTCTTTCAGCCATTAAACTTTTCTCCTCTAAGACGAGTTACACTTCAGCGTAAGCGCCAGTGTTGTTCCTTAGTAAATAGTTGCTTGATATTGCAAACTCCCCC